CTCTAACGATCCAGCGCAAAACGTGCTGGTTGACGAGCTGGGTTACAAAGCGCAGATGCAGCAACGGACAGAAGGCAGCAACGGCTTTGTGGCTAGTGGCACAACCTCAGGGGGTAAAGCAATCACGTTTGGTAGCCCTTTCTTCACTGGCACCACAACCTTGGGTGGCACAAACAGTGCCTTGCCGACAGTGACAATTACACCTCACAACATGGCAAGTAATGATTTCTTTGTTGTGGACAGTCTGTCTGGCACAGGTTTTACGGTTGAGTTTAAACACGGCAGTAGCACGATTGACCGTAATTTCATGTGGTCAGCTACCGGCTTTGGCAAGGCGGAGTAAAGTGTCAGAAGGAGTGCGCTGACGCCCTGTGGCTACACACGATTATTCCCTAGCCAACCAAAGCGGTGCAGCCTTCCGTGGCGATCTGAATAATGCGCTGTCTGCGATTGCATCGAACAACAGCAGCTCAACCGATCCAGCAACGACTTTTGCTCACCAGTGGTATGTAGACACTGGCGATAGCACTCTCAAGATTAGGAATGCTGCAAACAGTGCATACGTCAATGTCAGTGCTGTAGGCGGCATTGGAACAGCAAACCTCGGTCTTGCGTTAGCGGCATCGCCGTCGTTTACAGGGACTGCCACGTTTGCGGGCAACGTCCTGATGTCAGGCACTGGAACGCTTGACCTACCAGTCGGGACAACGGCTCAGCGTCCGGGCAGCCCTAACAACGGGATGATCCGGTACAACTCAACGTTGTCTAGATACGAGGGTTACAGCGGTTCCGCCTGGTCGCAGATTGGTGGCGGCGCAACTGGCGGCGGAACGGACCAAGTGTTCTACACCAACGATCAATCGGTCAGCACAGACTTCACGTTGGTTGCAACGTTGAACGCAATGTCAGCAGGGCCGATAACTATTGCGAGTGGAGTTACAGTGACGGTGAGTTCTGGCGCCACTTGGACGGTGGTCTGACATGAGCACAGTCAAGGCAGCAAACCTGCAGAACACGGGGAGTGGCGCTCCAACGTTCAAGAACAGCTCCGGCACGGAGATTGGTCAGCTCTGCAAAGCGTGGGTCAACTTTAACGGCACTGGAACGGTGGCGATTAGAGATAGTTTCAATGTTGGTTCTATAACCGACCACGCAGTTGGTGAATACCAAATAAATTTTACTAGCAATATGGCTAACAGTAATTACTGCGCTGTTTGCGCTTGTTCAGGCACAAACGCTAATAATGCCGTAGTGCTATATCCTTCGAGTAACCTTTCTGGCGTCAAACTTGACGATAGCTATCGCAGTGCCTCAATGCTGCGGCTTTTAATTGTTAATGGGGCAGGGCAAAACATAGACAACGGGTACATGAATGTCGCTATTTTTGGAGATTGATTCATGAGCACACTTAAGGTCGCCACTATCCAAGACACGTCGGGCAACAACAGCTCGACACCTGCTCAGATTGCTGAAGGCAGAGCAAAAGCGTGGGTCAACTTCAATGGCACTGGCACAGTTGCTATTAGAGACAACTTTAACGTTAGTTCTATTACGGATCACGGAACAGGTGAATACACCGCAAATTTAACAACTGCGATGGCTAATACAAATGGAGCACCTGTAGGTAATGCAAATGAGTTTGCAGATTCACACAATGGCGGCCTAAGGTGCGTTGAAGCTTTTTTTACATCGACTTCAGCAGTTAGATGCGCCGTTAACTACGTGAACGGTGGGATGAGTGACAGTGTATTGGTCAACATTGTAGTTTTTGGAGATTGATCCATGAGCACCCTTAAAGTCAACACACTTTCAAGCACAGGCGGCACTTCCTACGGCTTCATTAAGCAGGTGGTCCAAGCAACCAAGACTGATCAATTTGCCACGAGCAGCACAAGCTACACAGACTATCTGGCATTGTCTGACGCTACTCTTAGCGAAGACATGCGGACGTATCGTCAGGCGTTGCGGGATCTTCCTGCTAACACCAGCGACCCTGCAAACCCAACCTGGCCGACTAAGCCATGAGCGACAAACGCATCATCTTCCCCAACGACGACGGTGGCGTTTCTGTCATCATCCCGTCAGACAACTGCGGGCTCAGTGTTGAAGACATCGCCCGTAAGGATGTGCCTGCTGGCAAGGCATATCAAATCGTTGACGTAGCGGACGTTCCAAGCGATCGTTCGTTTCGTAACGCTTGGACCTACACGGAGAGCTGACATGCCTATCGGACTCGACATGTCCAAAGCAAAGGACATCCATCGCGACAACGTGCGTGTGGCACGAAAGCCTCTGCTGGAGGCCAAAGATCTTGAGTTCACCCGTGCTCAAGAAACCAGTGCTGACACCACTGCAATCGTTGCTGCCAAGCAAGCCTTGCGTGATGCACCAGCTGCTGCTGCAATCGACGCTGCAACTACAGCTGATGAACTGAAAGCAGCTTGGGATACAAGCCTTTTAGGCGATAGCCCGTATTCCTGAAAGCGGTAGACTTGTCCCAGGAGGTGCGTTATGGCTGTCCAACCTGGGACGTACAACATCACGCTCCAGCGCCGGGCTGATTACAGCGTGCTGCTGCAGTTTAAGGACAGCAGTGATGCTGTTATCGACCTGACTGGTTACACAGCGTATGCGCAAGCGTGGGACGTAGACAGAACCACGAAATACGCTGATTTTGCTATTGCCTATACAAATCGTACAAACGGACAAATCACGATCAGTTTGACTGACGCACAAACTGCAGGCTTTCCTGATTCGCTGCGTTATGACGTGTTGCTTCAAGATGGCAGCGGAAATCGTGAGTATTACTTGGAGGGTGTGATCACTGTTAGCCAGGGATATACCGCACCATGACGACGGTCAACGTCACCACAACGAACAACACCGTTACGGTCACTGAGGATGGATCGTCAACGGTTGTTCAGAACCCAGTAACGACGACGGTTACTGCTACGACTGCCGGCCCACAAGGGCCGAAAGGCGATGCAGGCTCTGGTTTCAGTTTGAACGATACCGCTAAAGTAGACAAAAGCGTCATCTATTACGACTCTGCTTCTGGCGAGTACAAAGCCGACGCGACATGGACAATCAACACCATCGTTGTCGGAGGCAACTTCTAAACCATGGCAAACACCATCCGGATCAAGAAACGCGCTTCTGGTGGTGCGTCTGGTGCCCCCAGCAGTCTTGCGCCGAGCGAGCTTGCCTATTCAGAAGTTGACAACATATTGCACTATGGCTTTGGTGATGACGGCAATGGCGCTGCTAGTTCAGTAATCAGCATTGCTGGCTCTGGTGCGTATTGCACCCTTACCGGCAACCAGACGCTTAGCGGCAACAAGACCTTTACAGGAACGGTTGACCTGAGCGGTGCAACGCTGTCTGGCAATACGACATTCAGCAACAACCTGACGGTCAGCGGTGATTTGACTGTTAACGGAACGACCACAAGCGTTAATTCAACGCAGCTGGACGTAACGGATAAAAACATCACGCTGGGCAATGTCAGCACTCCGACCGACACGACAGCCGACGGAGGTGGCATAAGTTTGCTTGGTGCAACGAACAAGCTGTTTCGTTGGTTAGATGCAACTGACAGCTGGACTTCGAGCGAGCACATCGACCTTGCTTCTGGCAAAGAGTTCAAAATCAATGGCACAAGCGTTCTTAGCGGTAGCACTCTTGGCTCTGGTGTTACTGGCTCCAGCCTTACTTCTGTTGGCACGCTGACCTCTGGGACGTGGTCTGCATCAACGATTGGGACTAGCAAAGGCGGTACAGGTCAGACCACTTACAGCAACGGTCAACTGTTAATTGGCAATTCCAGCGGCTCGTTGTCAAAAGCAACGATTACAGCTGGCAGCAACATCACTGTTACTAACAGCTCAGGCGGCATCACGATTGCTGCTGCAGCTGGAGCGCCAACGGCTGGTGACGGTATTGATGTCAGCGGCTCTGAAGTCAGCGTCGATCTCAAGGCCAATGGCGGTCTTGTTATTGAGACTACGGAGCTTGCTGTTGACCTTGGTGCGTCAAGTATCACCGGCACATTGGCTGTGTCTGATGGTGGTACGGGCGCAACGTCTGCATCGGCCGCCAGAACGGCATTAGGCCTTGCAATCGGCAGCGATATTGTTGCCTATGACGCTGACTTAAATACTTTGTCGGGAATGCAGTCAGGTGCAGCTTCTGCACTTGCTGCGTTGACCTCCACTGAGATAGCAATTCTCGATGGAGCGACAGTTAGCACCAGTGAGTTGAACGTCATTGATGGCAGCACTTCTGCAACATCAACCACGCTTGCAGCTGCAGATCGCATGGTGATTAACGATGCTGGAACGATGGTTCAGGTTGCATTGAGTGACCTTGTTACCTTCCTTGAAAACGGAACTGCCAGTAGCTTTGAGCTAGATGGCGGCACCTATTGAGGTAACTGATGGCAAACACAATCAAGCACAAGCGCGGAAGCGGCTCTAACCCGAGTGCTTCCGATCTAGCTGTAGGCGAACTCGCCATTAGGACTGACACAGGTGTTGTCTTCACCAAAAAGGATGATGGGACAGTTGCTGAGATCGCAGGTGGAGGCGGCGCTGAAGCAATTAACGACCTTTCTGATGCTGTTACCTACGACAGTGGAAAGAGTATTGGACTTGGTACTAACGCACTTATCAATGACAATGGCGCAGCCAACAACTACAATACGGCTGTTGGTTATAAAGCTTTAGAGACTAATACTTCTGGCGAGGACAATACAGCAGTAGGTTCACGCGCACTTACTGCCAATACAACTGGCGAGGACAACACAGCAGTAGGTTCACGCGCACTTACTGCCAATACAACTGGTGAAGAATGCACTGCGATTGGCAAGTCGGCACTTAAGAATAATACAACTGGCGTCAGAAATACCGCTGTTGGTCACAGGGCTGTAGAAGATTGCACAACTGGTTACGACAACACAGGTGTTGGTGATTTTGCGTTAGCTAATGCAACCACTGGCAATAGAAATGTTGCGATAGGAAATGACACCCTGAATGCAGTGACTACGGGCTATCTAAACACAGCTGCTGGCTATAAATCTTTAACTGACATCACCACTGGAGGCCGTAATGTTGGAATAGGATATGAGGCTGGTGAAAACATAAGCACCTCAAACGACAATACAATGATCGGCACTTATGCCGGTAATACTACAACTACAGGCTCAAATAATACATGTATTGGTTACAACGCAGAAGCAAGTTCAGCAACTGTTTCCAACGAAATTACGCTCGGTGATGCAAACGTCACCAGCCTTCGCATCCCAGGGCTGCAGTCTGGAGCGTCTGATGGTCAGGTCCTGACTTACAACTCCACCAATGGAAACATCACTCTTGCAGATGCTGGTGGTGGTGGTGGTGGCGCGTCTGAGATCAATGATCTTTCTGATGCAGTCACTAAAGACAGCGGTGTAACCATCGGCTTAGGTACGGGTGCGCTTGCCAATGATGACGATTCAGATAACAACAATACGGCGCTGGGATACAACGCGCTGAATGCAAATACGAGTGGAGCCAATAACGTTGCTCTTGGCTATGAAGCACTAAAAGCAAATACAACTCGTTCTGCCAGCATCGCAATCGGTTATCAAGCTCTTGCCAGCAACACTACAGGCGACGGGAACGTAGCTGTTGGGTATGAGGCACTTTCTACCGGGACAACAACGGCTGCTGGGTTTAACTACAACACAGCTGTAGGTTATAGAGCTATTAAACTTGGCACTAGTTATAACAATACAGCCGTTGGTTATACTGCTCTAGAAGACACAACTACTGGCAACCGAAATGTTGCCATAGGCATGATGGCTGGTGCAAACAATACTACCGGCTCCAGCAATACTTATCTTGGATTTGGTACTGGGGTTTTAGGCACGTCTAATAGCAACAACGTAGCTGTTGGGCAAAGAACCCTTGAATCAAATACTGTCGATAACAACACGGCTATTGGTTATCAAGCTGCTTTAGCAAACACAACCGGCGCTAGCAACACTGCTCTCGGTTACAAATCACTTTATTCCAACACCACTGCGAGTTACAACACTGCAGTCGGTTATGACGCTTTAGGTTCTACGACAACTGCGAGTTACAACACTGCAGTTGGTTATGAAGCTCTAAATTCTACGGCAAATGGCGCCAACGGCACGGCCTTTGGTTATCAAGCCTT